ATGAATAGCTTGCGTGGCTCTGCTGCTATCGCACAGTTAAGTGACATGGTAATAAGCTTATCACGTGATTTACAAGACGATAAAAACTTAGCTAAAGTTAGTGTGTTAAAAAATAGATTTAGTGGCGAGACAGGTCATGTTTGTACTCTTCATTATAATTTAGAGACTGGACTTTTAAAACAATCTGACCACACAGAATTTAAAGATGAGTTTTAAACGGACAGATTGGACTTCCATGTTGTTACGCACATTGAAACAAGCTGAGAACAATCCAAACAAAGATATAACTTTTTACGTAACCAATAAATCTATTGCAGAGTTGTGTGAAGAAGCTTTGTTTACATTATCTTATGAACACGAAGCTGCCATGCGTATCCACGTAGAAATAGCAACCACACATTAAAGGACATATATGAAAAAAGTAAAATTCCCAAACACTATAGATGTATCTTATCACAAAATAGAAACAAAATTAATAAGCTCACATTTATCTCAAGAAGTTGGAGAACAGCAAGGCTGTTATGTAGCTAGAGATATGATTATTTATTTAGATGAAGATATTATTAATGAAGGTGGCACACGTGGAGTGTCACTTATAATGCACGAATTGGGTCATGCTTTATTCTATGTATACAACCTCAAGGATAGAGAAGAAGAGCCTACTGTAGATAGCTTTGCTAATGGCTACACAGAAATTTTATATCGCAACCCTCAACTCAAGAAATGGATTAATCAAAACACATGAGATACGTATTTGACTTAGAAACTGACGGACTACTAGACGCAGTTACAAAAGTACATTGCGTTATTCTTAAAGACATTGACACTGGTCACATTATTAATGTTAAAGTTAAGAAAGCTTTACAACTTTTAGAAGAAGCTGATTTAATTATTGGTCACAACATTATTAAATTTGACATTCCAGTACTTAAAAAACTTTTTGCTTTTACACCACAAGGTAAAGTATTTGATACTATAGTTGCAGCAAGGTTAGTCTACCCTGATATACGAGATAAAGATTTTGCTAACAAAGATTTACCAAGAAAATATATTGGCTCACATTCACTAGCAGCTTATGGATTTAGATTAGGCAATCTTAAAGGTGATTTTGACGGTGGTGACTGGCAGACCTACAGTGAAGAGATGTTACAATATTGTATTCAAGATGTAGAAGTAACACACAATCTTTACAAAAAAATATTAGACAAAGGATTTAGTGAACAAGCTATGCAGCTTGAGCATGATGTTGTTACCTTAATAAACAAACAAGAATTACATGGTTTTACTTTTGATGTAGACAAAGGAGAAGCACTTGCAGCTAAACTTAATGTCAGACGTTTTGAAATAGAAGATGAACTACAGGAATTATTTCCGCCACGTACTTTAAGTATTCCTTTTATGCCTAAAGTTAATAACAAAGCTAGAGGATATGTTAAAGGTGAGTTGTTTTATAAAACTAAAGTAGAAACTTTTAATCCTTCAAGCAGACAGCACATTGCGGAGCGTTTAAAATCTTTATACAACTGGCAACCTGAAGAATTTACAAATGACGGCTCACCTAAATTAGATGATGAAACATTGAGCAAGCTTCCATACAAAGAAGCTAAAATTCTTGCTGAGCATTTTCTTTTAGACAAGCGTATAGCTCAGTTAAGCACTGGTAATCAGGCTTGGTTATCTAAACGTAAAGGCAATAAGATACATGGCACGTGTAATACTAACAGTACAGTTACAGGAAGAGCTTCACACACCTCACCAAACTTAGGACAGATACCAAGTACTGCTGTTCCTTATGGTAAAGAGTGCAGAGAATTGTTTACTGTTCCTGAAGGATACAAGTTAGTTGGTATAGATATTTCAGGTCTTGAAGTACGTATGCTGGCACACTTCATGTCTAAGTATGACAACGGTGCATACACTGATGTTGTTTTAAATGGTGACATACACACAACTACACAAAAACTTGCTGGCTTAGATTCAAGAGATGTAGCTAAAAGATTTTACTATTGTTTCTTATATGGTGGTGGTGTCAAAAAGATTGCACAGGTTATAGATAAGAAAATAAATATTGCTAGTGCTATCAAGAAAAGATTTTTAAATAATTTACCAGCATTAAATAAACTAATAGAGCAAGTACAGGCTGCTTCAGAGCGTGGACATCTTATTGGTTTAGATAAGAGACAAGTAAAAGTACGTTCTGCACATTCAGCTTTAAACACCTTACTACAAAGTGCTGGTGCTATTGTATGTAAACAATGGTTAGTTGAATTTGACAGAGCTGTGAAGAAAATACCTAACGTCCAACAAGTCGTATGGGTACATGACGAGATACAAGTTGAGTGTCTTGAAAAGGATGCACAAACAATCGGAGAATTAGCTGTCGAAGCGATAGAACGAACAGGCAAACACTTCAATCTACGTATCCCATTAACAGGGGAATTTAACATAGGAAATAATTGGAGTGAAACACATTGACCAAAGCAAATAAAAAATTCGACATTGATTTAAAGTATGGACAAGAACGTGAGCAACGTATTGTTTCAATACTCGACACTGATAAATCTAAAATAGAAGTAAAAACAGAACGTGATTGGTGGTTTAAGACTGGTAACATTGCTATTGAAATTGAATCTAATGGCAAGCCGTCAGGTATCATGGCAACTGAATCAGATTACTGGGTGCACATTCTTGCACAAGGTAAAGATGATTATTGCAGATTAATTTTTGATACTGACACTGTTCGTAAACTTGCTGAGACTTACAAACATACATTAAAAAATGGTGGTGACGGCTGGCGTACAAAATTTGTACTCGTACCTTTATCAGAATTATTTGATAAAAAAAATTTACACTAACTAATACGGAAGAGGAACTTATGCCTAGAAGAATACTTATAGACGGTGACATATATGCTTATCGCACTGCAATACAGAATGAAGTTGCAACTGATTGGGGTGAAGATTTTTGGACGCTTCATGCTGACGCTATGCAATCTAAAAGATTGTTGGATGATACCATTGAAGAGATAAAAAATAATTTAGGTGGTGATGAAGTTGTTGTTGCACTAACTGACTCTAAGAATTTTCGTAAAGATGTTCTACCCAGTTATAAAAGCAATCGTAAAAATCTTCGCAAGCCCATGATTTTATCTGAGTTGCGACAGCATTTAATTGATAATCATAATACTGTTATCTATCCAAACTTAGAAGCAGATGATGTTTTAGGTATCCTTGCTACTACACCACACGAAGACAATGAAGATATTATTGTTTCAGTTGATAAAGACTTAAGACAAATACCCACACGTGTCAGCCCTGACGGTAAAGATGTTTGGTCTGTGAGTAAGCAAGAAGGTGACTACTGGTTTATGATACAAGCTTTAACTGGTGATGCTACAGACGGCTACACTGGTTTACCTAAAGTTGGTATTAAAACTGCTGAAAAAATTCTTGGAACTAGTGGCAGTACTTTATCAGAGATGTGGAAACAAGTTTGTGCTGCATACAATAAAGCTGGTTACTCAAATGATGAAGCACTTCAGCAAGCTAGATGTGCCTACATTCTAAGACATGGTGATTACAATTTAAAAACTGGAAAGGTTAAACTATGGCAGACCAAGTAAAGAAACCTAATCATTATTTTAGATATGTCATAGAGCCTATCACTTTCATAATGCAAAACAATATCCCATACGCTGAAGGTAATGCAATTAAATATTTATGTCGTTGGCGTTACAAACATGACACTAAAGAAAAACAATTAGAAGATTTAAACAAAGCCAAACAGTACATAGATATTCTCATTGAATTAGAGACCCAATCAAATGCCAAAAAATTAATTTATAAGTTAGGAAACAAATAAATGTCAAACATNCTACCCACTACATATCAACAATACATACACACTTCTCGTTATGCTAGATTTATAGATGACAAAGGTAGACGTGAAACATGGGATGAGACGGTCACTCGTTATTTTGATTTCATGCAAAATCATTTAAAGAAAAATTTTAATTATAATTTAGATAATAAACTACGCACAAATTTAGAAAATCATATTTTAAATTTAAACATTATGCCTTCTATGCGTGCACTAATGACTGCTGGTGCAGCATTAGAACGTGATAACACTGCTGGTTACAACTGCTCATACATACCTATAGATGATGTTAGAAGTTTTGATGAAGTAATGTATATATTATTGTGTGGTACTGGTGTTGGTTTCTCAGTGGAACGTAAAAGTGTAGATAAACTACCTGTTATTGCTGAAGAATTTAGTGATAGTGACACTGTTATTGTGGTGCAAGATAGTAAAGCTGGCTGGGCTAAATCATTTCGTGAACTTATTGCTATGCTTTATTCAGGACAGATTCCTAAAATAGATATATCAAAAGTTAGACCAGCTGGAGCTAGACTAAAAACTTTTGGTGGACGTGCCAGTGGTGCACAGCCTTTAGTTAATCTATTTGATTTTGCTATTACTACTTTTAAAAATGCTGCTGGTAGAAAACTAGATGCTATCGAAGCTCACGACCTAGTTTGTAAAGTTGGTGAAGTAGTAGTTGTTGGTGGTGTTAGACGTAGTGCTTTAATATCTCTTAGCAACATACAGGATGACCAAATGAGAAATGCAAAAAGTGGGCAATGGTGGTTAGAAGACGGACAACGTGCACTGGCTAACAACTCTGCTTGCTACTCAAGAACTCCTGATATGAATTTATTTATGTCAGAATGGAAATCATTATATGAAAGTAAGTCAGGTGAAAGAGGTATCTTTAATAGAGAAGCTGCTAAGAATAAAGCTGCTGAAAATAAAAGAAGAGATACTGAACACTTGTTTGGTACTAATCCATGTTCTGAAATAATATTAAGACCATATCAATTTTGTAATCTTACTGAAGTTGTCGTTAGAGCAACAGACGATTTACAATCTATTTGTGACAAAATTAAATATGCAACCATTCTTGGAACTTTCCAATCTACTCTTACTGATTTTAAATATTTAAGAAAAATATGGAAAGATAATACTGAAGAAGAACGTTTACTTGGTGTGTCTCTTACAGGAATTATGGATAACAAAGTTACTAGTAATCCATATAAAGAACAATTAGAAACTATGCGGACTGTAGCTGTAGACACAAATAAAGAATTAGCTAAAAAACTAAAGATACCACAATCTACTGCAATCACTTGTGTAAAACCAAGTGGCACAGTAAGTCAATTAGTTGATAGTGCTTCAGGAATACACACTAGACATAGTGATTATTACATAAGAACAGTGCGTGGAGATGTTAAAGACCCATTAACTAATTTCTTAAAAGACAAAGGTGTTCCGAATGAGCCTGATGTTACTAAACCTGAGAGTGTTGTAGTGTTTTCTTTCCCAGTTAAATCTCCTACAGGCAGTTTAACTAGAGATAGTAAGACAGCTATTGAGCAACTAGAGACATGGTTAATGTATCAAAGACACTGGTGCGAACATAAACCTTCAGTAACTATAAGTGTTAAAGAGCATGAATGGTTAGAAGTAGGTGCATGGGTTTACAAACATTTTGAAGAAGTATCAGGTATTAGTTTCTTACCTCACAGTGACCACGTGTACCAACAAGCTCCATATCAAGAAGTTGATGTTAAAGAATACAAAGAGCTTCTTAAAAAAATGCCTAAAGACATAGACTTCACAGGTCTTAGTGCATACGAAAGTGAAGATAATACTAGTGGGTCTCAAGAGTTAGCTTGTGTTGGTGGTGTCTGCGAAATTGTAGATATAAAACCAAGCTACTAAAGACCCCTTTTTAGAAGGATTTCATTATGGAATACGAAGATATTAAATTTCCTGAGACAGTAGCAGATATGATGCTGTTACTTACTCAGGTTTATCCCAACAAAACACCTTTAATGTCAGATAATACTAATAAAATTATGTATGAAGCTGGACAAAGAAGTGTTGTTGATTGGTTAATAGAATTACAAAACTCAGAAAAGGAATAATACTATGTGTTTAGGCGGACGGCAAAGTACACCAGCTCCTACAAATGTTAAAGATAACAGTATGTATTACAATGGTAATGTGTTTGACCCTATACCTGAAGAAGAATTAGAAACTGAAACAGGTAGCTTAATGGAACAAGCAGTAAATCAATCACAAAGTCAATCTGCTATGAACTCCAGTGGTTTAAGTATTCAAGACCCAAATAACGGAAGTGTATATTCTTAATATTTCTCAACTAATTAAATAAATTAACAACAAACCAAAGGAAAACGTATGTGCGGTGGCGGAAGTAAACCAGCTCCAGCTCCAGCACCAGCTCCTAATCCAGTTGTGTACAATCCTAACCCTTCAACAATGGGTATGGAAAACGCTCCTGAATTAGTAACGGCTGATGTAATGGAAGATGAAGAGCTGAAGAAAAAGCTTAAAAAGAAGCAAGGAACTACAGCTTTACAAACTGATTTAGCTGTTCCTACTAGTGGCAATAACTTAAATATTGCTTAAATAATTTATGGATGAACTACAACTCCAAACATTAGGTGCTTCAGCAAAAGAACGTTACAACAAATTGGTACATGAAAGAGAACATTTTCTTGAAAGAGCTAGAGAGTGTTCTGAATTAACTATTCCAGCTCTTATTCCTGACGAAAGTTTCAATGCGTCTTCTGATTTATATACACCATTTCAAAGTGTAGGTGCTAGAGGTGTCAATAACCTTGCATCAAAACTACTCCTATTATTACTCCCCCCAAACTCCCCTTTCTTCCGCTTAAAAATTGGTGGTAAAGCCAAACAAGAAATTGAACAACAACCCGAAGTAAAAACTCAAGTTGAAAAAGCTTTAGCAGATATTGAAAAAGAAATTGCACATAAAATTGAAGAGCTAGCAATACGTGTTCCAGTGTTTGAAGCTTTAAAACATTTAATTGTAAGTGGTAATGTTCTAACAACACTGCCTAAAAAGGGAGCTATGCGTGTTTTCCCTCTATCACAATATGTGTGTAAGAGAGATGCTGAAGGAAATTTATTAGAAATAATTATTAGTGAAAAAATATCTCCATTAACTTTTGACGAGAAGACAAGACTGGAGTTGTTTGCAGACGGTGAATATAAAATAGATGAAGATGTAGAATTATATACTCATATATATAAACAAGATGACGATAGTTTTTATGTATGCCAAGAAGTGAACAATAGAAAAGTACCTAATTCACAAGGTACATATAAAAATGACCAACTACCTTTTCAGTGTTTACGTATGATACGTGTAGCTTCTGAAGACTATGGACGTTCTTATGTTGAAGAATTTATTGGTGACTTAAAAAGTCTTGAAGGGTTATCACAAGCACTGGTAGAAAGTGCAGCAGCTTCTAGTAAAGTTGTCTTTATGATTAGACCTAATGCTGTTACTAAAAAAAGAGACCTAGCTCTTACTCGTAATGGTGACATTATTACAGGCTCACAAGATGATGTTTCAGTACTACAAACTGAAAAACAATATGATTTACGAATAGTAGCTGACTCAATACAAAACCTTGAAGAGCGTATGTCTTATGCTTTCTTATTACACACTGCTGTACAACGAGATGCTGAAAGAGTTACTGCTGAAGAAATAAGATACATGGCTTCACAATTAGAAACTGCTTTAGGTGGTGTCTATTCATTACTATCTCAAGAATTTCAATTACCCCTTGTGCAATTATTAATGAAACGAATGAGTAAGGCTAAAGAAATCCCAGCGTTACCTGATAAGAGTATAAAACCTACTATCATAACTGGTGTAGAAGCTTTAGGTAGAGGTAACGATTTACAAAAATTAACTGAGTTTGTAGGACAAATTGTTGGGCTAGCACAAGTTACCCCTGAGATTGTACAGACTATAAATCCTACAGATTTAATTACAAGAATTGCAACTGGTCTAGGAATAGATACAGACGGCTTAATTAAAAGCCAAGAACAAATTCAGCAAGAGCAACAAGCTCAACAAGAACAAATGATGCAACAACAAATGATGCAAGGTGGTGTAGATGCTGCGGTGTCTGCTGCTGCTCCAGTAGCTAACAACTTAAGCAAACCTGAATGACCTCTTGGTTTATCAGTGTTGTGATAAATTTTAGTTTACTAACATCACCTGTTGTTTCTCACTATCAATTAAAACAATTTAATTCAGAAATATCTTGTCTTAAGTTTGTAGTGGAAAATTATAAAGAAGTTGAAAGTAGTGCTGCTGAATACTTTGGGGAATATGAAATAGAAGGAATAAGATACAGGCTTGAAGACATAGAACTAGGCTGTATTTCTTTAGACCTCGTATAACAAAGGAAAAATAAATGGTAGAAACCGTAGAAATAAATGAAAATGAAACCACAAGTGAAGCTCCTGTAGTTGAGACAACACCTACTACACAAGCAAAACCTGAATGGCTTCCTGAAAAATTTAATAGCCCTGAAGAAATGGCAAAAGCTTATGGAGAGTTAGAAAATAAATTAGGACAACCTAATCCTGAAACTCCTGAGCCTGTTAAAGAAGATACTAAATCAGATATGGAGATAGCTGATAAAGCTGTTGAAAGTGCTGGCTTAGATATGGGAACATTACAACAAGAATTTGATAATACTGGTACACTAGCTGAAACAAGTTATGAAGCTTTAGCTAAAGCTGGTATTCCAAAAGATTATGTAGACCAATTCATTGCTGGTCAAAATGCTGTAAAGGCTTCACAAGAAGGTGAAGTTAAAGGCTTAGTAGGTGGTGATGAAGGTTATAGTGAAATGACTTCATGGGCTGGTCAAAATATGACAGCCGAAGAAAAGACTGCTTACAACTCTCAAGTAAATAGTGGAGACTTAGAGACTGTAAAGTTAGCTGTGTTAGGACTTAAAGCCCGATACGAGCAAGCTAACGGAAGTGAGCCTAGCCTTGTAAAAGGTAAAGGCACAACACCACAACCTGACTCATATCAGTCTTGGGCTGAAGTGACAGTTGCTATGAATGACCCAAGATATGCTAAAGACCCCGCTTATCAAGCTTTAGTTAAATCAAAAATTGCTGGGAGTAATTTATAATATGGCTAGAGGATTATACGCAAACATACACGCTAAACGTCAAAGAATAAAATCAGGCAGTGGTGAACGTATGAGAAAAGCTGGAAGCAAAGGTGCTCCAACTTCTTCTAACTTTAAAAAAGCAGCTAAGACAGCAAAGAAAAAATAGTTGTGCGACCTTTTTAGGTGGCAACTGCCAAAACAAATTGAATAATAATACTGACCCTTCTGCGGAAGGACAATCTGTTATTTAATTAGTCAAGATGTAATGGCTTTCAATAAACAAAACAACAATCAACAAAAGGAAAAACTATGGCAAATGCAAGCCCTGTAAGTGTGGGTAAAGTAAATGCTAGTGGCTCTGAAGATGCTTTGTTTCTGAAAGTTTTTGCTGGAGAAGTATTAACTTCTTTTGACAGAGCTTCAGTAACAGACGGTGCGGAAATGGTTAGAAGTATTTCTAACGGAAAATCAGCAACCTTCCCAGTAATGGGTAGAGTTGGTGCTTCGTATCATACGGCTGGCTCAGAAATCACTGGTAGTGACGTAAACCACAACGAAAAGGTTATTACTATTAATGACCTACTACTTAGCTCTGTGTTCTTATCGAACATTGAAGAAGCTAAAAACCATTGGGACGTGAGAAGTGCGTACTCTACTGAAATCGGTAGAGCACTAGCTTTCCAAAAAGATAAACACGTTCTACAAACAATCGGTCAAGCTGCAAAAGCTTCAGCTAACGTTGGTGACTCAGGATATGGTGCTGGTACTGTTCTTACAGATACTGGTATTGCTTCTGCAACTGACGCAACTGCTGCTAATGCAATGATTGACTCACTGTTTGATGCTGCTCGTACTATGGATAACAACTACGTTCCAAAAGAAGGACGTAAATGTTTCCTTAGAACAGAAGAGTACTACAAAATGGCTAACGCTACTAACGCTGTAAACATTGACTTCTCAGGCGGAGACAATGGCGGTGTTAAAGAAGGTAAAATAATGAAAGTTGCTGGAATTGAATTAATTCCAACACCTCATTTTGTATCTTCTAACGTTAATTCAGGCGTAGACCAAGGCTCAGCTACTGCTGGCGGCTCAAACCCTCAAGCTGTAGACTTATCTAACTTTGTAGCACTGGTATCACACCCTTCTGCTGCTGGTACAGTTAAGCTTATGGATTTGGCTGTTGAGTCAGAATACGACATAAGAAGACAAGGTACGCTAATGGTAGCGAAATATGCTATGGGACATGGCGTACTTCGACCTGAAGCTGCTGTTGGAATTAAAGAAGCGTAAGCTTAATTAATACCACAACATAATAAGGGAAGGTGGCTTAGTGCTGCCTTCTCTTTATGAGAGAGATATATGACACAAATAATTCCTACTACCGAACTACAAGCTGTAAACATTATGTTAAGTATGATTGGTGAAGCTCCAGTTAATACAATTACAGGTGTTACAAATGTAGATGTATCTGTCGCTAAAAATATTCTTGATGAAACAAGTATGTCAGTACAGTCACAAGGCTGGAACTTTAATACTGTTTACAACAAAGTAGTCACCATTGATGATGACTCTAAAATTCCCCTAGCATCTAACATTATCCAAGTTGATGCCAACGTAACAAATTTCCGTTACATGAATATTGTGTTCCGAGACGGTTTTCTTTATGACCTTGATAAAGACACAGATATTTTCACCACAGCTCCTACTATAGACATAGTAACTGTCGAGCCTTTTGAAACAATCCCTGAATATGCAAGACGCTACATTACAGCTCAAGCTGCTAGAAGATTTGCTGCTAGGTTTGTTGGTGCTGGAGATATTGTTAAGTTTGCACAGCAAGATGAAAGTGATGCTTTAATTAATTTACAACAATCAGATGCAAGAAGTGGAGATGTTAATTTACTAGAAGGAGATGCAAACACATTCTCTATAATAAACAGAACACCTAGAAGGACTTACTAATGCCTTTAGTCTCACAAACCATTCCCAATTTTATCAATGGTATTAGTCAGCAAACACCTACACAAAGAGGTTTAAATCAAGGCACTAAACAAATTAATATGCAATCTAAAATTGTGGAAGGATTGTGTAAACGTCCACCTTTAGAATACATTGCAACTTTAGATAACTCTCAAGTGTTTCCAAATACAAGTTATGTTTGGGAAATACAACGAGATGAAAACAATAAATATTTCTGTGCTTTTTTTAATGGTGGTGTGCGAGTATTTGATTTAAACGGCAATGAGAAAACTGTTTCCTACCCTAATGGCACTTCTTACTTAACTACAACAACACCCAAAGAGACTTTTAGATGTGTCAATGTAGCTGATTTTACTTTTGTAGTTAATAGAAGTAAGACCGTTTTAGCAGATACTACAACTTCTGCTGCTAAAGTAGAAGAATTTCAAATTTATACAAAAGCTACTAACTTTGGACGTACATATAAAGTTGCTATTAATCACCCTGATATGGCTGATGAATTGGAAGTACAATTTCAAATGCCTTCAGGTAATGATGCTACAACTGATAGTGAATTTAGAGACACAGATAAAATTGCAGACATATTATTATATGGAACTTCAAGTACTGACTGGAACTCTAATGCGTCACAAATAGGATTTAAAGTAATTAATAAAGCTAGTGGAGCAACAGTTTCTACAACACAAGGTTTAGCAAACTTTTCAGGAATTTCTAGTCATTTTACTTTTGAAAAATATTCATCATTAATTTATGGTAAACCAACAGACGGTGATGCTGGTTATACTGTAACAACTTCAGACGGTGCTGGTAATACTTCTATGTATGTCTTAAGAGACAAAGTACAAGACTTTTCAGCATTACCTTACTATGCAAAGCCTAATACTATTTTACAAATTACTGGTGATGAAGGGGATACTCTTACAGATTATTACGTAAAATTTGAAAATGACGGAGTGTGGGCTGAGTGTATTGCTCCTTCTACTTCAGTAGGTTTAGACAATTCAACAATGCCACACGCATTAGTAAACAATAATGACGGAACATTTACTTTTAAACAATTAGATTATACTGATAGAGATTGTGGTAACAGTACAACTAACCCTGACCCAAGTTTTGTAAATAGAACTATACAGAATGTTACTTTCTACAAAAACAGACTAGGCTTTTTATCAGGTGAGAATCTAATATTATCTGAAAATACTTCTTACTTTAATTATTTTGTAACTACTGCAACACAAGTTTTAGATACAGATGTTATAGACATTGCTGCGTCAGGAACGACAGTTAATACATTACGTAGCTCCGTTGCTTTTAATGACACACTGTTACTCTTTTCTGATAATGGACAATATAAATTAGATAGCTCAGGTAACACTGCAATATCTCCTTTAACTGCTATCTTAAATTTAGTATCTAGTTTTGAGCATAATAGAAATGTACGTCCTGTAACGGCTGGTAAGTATGCCTACTTTGCACAAGATAGAAATGATAATACTGCGATAAGAGAATATTATTCAGATGAAGATAGTTTAACTAATGACGGTATTGATATTACTGTTGGTGTACAGGATTTAATTCCTGAAAATGGTTATCAAATAATTAGTAATAATATTGAAGACACATTATGTGTAATTGCATCAGATACGGCTGATAGTCAAACAGCTCCCTACACTACAAGCAGTGCTGTAACTACTACGCATGGTAATAGAATATATGTATATAAATATTTCTTTGATAATGCAGAAAAGGTACAATCTTCTTGGTCATTTTGGGAATTAGAAGGTGTTAAAATATTAGGTGGTTTAGGCACAGATAGTTTTATTTATCTATTTACTGCGGAAGGTACTAACACAAAATTATATAGAATTGATTTACGTAACCTTAAAATACCTTCTCTTGGTTTTAATATTTATTTAGACAAACGTGCGACAGTATCAGCGACATATAGTGCAAGCACTGATAAATCAACTTTTACTTCTCCTTATGGAGCATTAACTAATTTATTAGCAGTAAATGCTACTACAGGAACTAATTTAATTACTGTCAATACTTCAGGCTCAACTTACACTGTTGAAGGTAATCATACTTCATTATATATAGGAACAACTTTTACCAGTACTTACGAACTATCTCCACAATTTATTCGTGAAGAGAGTAGTAGAGGAACTATCTCAATAACTAATGGACGTTATCAAATTAAATACATTACATTTGATTTTGTAGACACAGGTTATTTTAGAGTAGAAGTAACTCCTGATAATAGAGATACACTGACTAAACAATTTACTGGATATGTAATTGGTCTTCCAACAACTTTAATTGATAGACCAAGTATAAGTAGTGGTGCATTACGAGTGCCAATACAAGCTGAGAACACTAAATTTACACTGCAATTAAAAAATGATTCTCACTTACCAACTTACATTGCAGCAGCAGATATTGAGGGGTTTTACCATACACGTTCAAGGAGAGGTTAATGGAAATAGAAAACCCTAGAGTAAGAGAAGCTGAGTTAAATGATGCTTTGCTTTTACATAAGAATTTAAGAAAAGATGATATAAGAGAAATACGAGCTTCAGACAATGTATCTCCATTAGAAGCTTTAGTAATGCCTTTTACTTACGAGGGCTCACAAACATATAGTATCATCCATGATGTTGAAGATGACATTATCGGAATGTTTGGTGTTTGTCCGTCTATTAATGATGATACTTTTGGCGTAGCGTGGATGCTTGCCACTGACAATATACAAGTTATCGGCAGAACGTTTTTAAAAGAAAGTCGATACTGGGTAAATGAAATGGGTAAGTCGTATGACTTCCTATACAATTTTGTAGATAAACGAAATTGGAAATCTTTAAAGTGGTTACAGTTTTGTGGCTTTGAGCCAAAACAAGAACTTAA